TTTATGAAGCTGGTCTATATGGCAGGGCTGCAAGCAAAAGGCTCTGATGGCATCCGGCGGACCAAGGCGGTTATTGTCCGCAACACAGGCCAGCAGTTAAGGGATACTACCATAGCCTCATGGAGTTATTGGTTCAAGGATGGGCAGGCCGGGACATGGCGGGAGACTGACAAGAAGTTCACGCTCAAGTTCGGCGACATCGAATGCGAGGTGCTGTTTCGCCCCTTGGACACCGAGGACGACGTGCGGCGGGTGCTCTCGCTGGAGGTGACGTTCGCCATCATTGACGAGTTCGTGGAGGTCCCTAGGAAGATCATAGAGGCCTTGTCAGCTCGCTGTGGACGTTACCCTGCCAACAAGGACGGCGGAGCTACCAACTGGGGCATGTGGGGCTCCAGCAACCCTTCCACGGAGGATAATTGGGCTTATGGATACCTGCACAGGCAGTGCGACGATCCGAACCAGAACATGCCGCCCTGCGCCACCTATTACAAGCAGCCATCCGGTCTGTCGCCGGAGGCGGAGAACATCGAGAACCTCCCGGGCGGCAAGGCCTACTACACCTCCCAGATGGCTGGCAAGTCCGAGGCATGGATCAAGCAGTTCATCGAGTCGGAATGGGGCTTCTCGGCGTCCGGCAAGCCGGTCATCCAGTCGTTCAAGCCGGCTCTGCACCTTGCGAAGGGGCTGATGCTCAACCCGCACCTGCCGCTGGTGGCGGGGCTCGATCCGGGGCTTGGCGGGTCGGCGTTCATCTTCGGCCAGCAAGACTTGGAGGGCCGGCTGATCGTCCTTGGGGAGCTGGTGCAGGTCGGATATGGCGCGGAAAGGCTCATGTCGGAGCGTTTGAGGCCTTATTTGAAGCTCAGATGGCCGCTTTTGGACCTCGACAACTTCATTATTGCGCCCGATCCGGCGGCTGCAAATCGGGCTCAAACCGACGAAAAATCGGTCGTGGACAAGATAAAACGCCATTTTCAGGTGTCGATCGAGCAGAATAACCGGCTCCCGCTGCGGCTGGACGCCATCGACCACTTCGCCACCACGCTCTCTCCGAGCGGGCCGTCGCTGCGCATTGATGAGAAAATGTGCCCGGTGCTGGTCCGCGCCCTGCGCGGCGGGTGGAGATACAAGCTGGACCAGAAGCGCGACGTGGTGGCCTCTATCGAGCCGGAAAAGAACGCCTATTCTCACAGTGGGGACTCGTTCGGCTACCTCTGCCGATATTTCCATAGAGTTACTGAGAGGGAGCAGCGCTACGGCGTCGGAGGACAAAGGACGCAGCGGAAGTTTATTCCGCCCAGCTCATATGTCAGCACATATCACCAACGATAGGGAGAACATCATGACGACGAAGGTGACTGTCGAAGCTAACCATGGCTGGCCGGTGAAGGTGCGGTTCATCAACCCGAAGACCAGCAACCCCGTCGGGCCGGAGCGGATCGTGCCGCCGGCGGCGAAGGAGGAGTTCTACATCCACTCGACGATGGACCTGCGCATCCACGAGGTTCAGCCGGGCGAAGGGTCCGAGGCCGAAGACCTTGATCCTGAAGCGGCTTGACTGTAACATCCGCCGCTAAACTCCAGTGGGGAATGAGATAATGCCGCAAGCACTCGCCACGGTCGACCTCGATCCTCCGTCCATCACCGTGGAGGACCCTACAGACGCGCCGGTCAAGAAGATTAATGCGGAGCAGCTGAAGACCCTCGGGCAAAATTTAGATCGTCTATTTAGTCAATACGCTTCTAATAGGCTGATCGCGGAGCAGAGATGGTTACGTAACCAACGTCAGTATTTGGGGATCTATGATCCGGATATAGAACGTGAACTCTCACCTACACGCTCCAGAGTATATCCGCGGCTCACCCGGATCAAGACCATCAGCGTGCTGTCGCGCATCATGAACCTGATGTTCCCCGGCAACGACAAAAACTGGACGCTCAAGGCGAGCCCGTCGCCGGACATGAGTCCGGACGACATCAAGCAGGCCGTGCAGGACGCGGTCCAGAGAGACACCGAGGCCGGGCTCCAGCCGAAGGTCGACGTGGACTACGCGGTCGCGGCGATCCAAGTGCTGGCGGACAAGAGGGCCGAGCAGCTCTCCACGCTGATCCTCGACCAGCTGGAGGAGATCGGCGGCGACCAGTCCGCGGATTACGTCACGATGAACCGTAAGGTGTTGAAAAGCGGCATCACCTACGGCCCGGGCGTGCTCTGCGGCCCCTACGTCCGCGAGGTGAAGGGGACGACATGGCAGATCGACCCGATGTCCGGGCAGGTCATGCCGATGCCCAAGACCACCTACAAGCCCCAGTTCGAGTTCGGCTCGGTGTGGGACTGGTATCCCGACATGGGGGCCAAGACGCTGGAGTCGGGCGACGGGCACTTCTGGCGCAAGGTGATGACCCGGTCCCAGCTGCGCAAGCTGGCCGACCGACCGGACTTCTTCCCGGACGTCATCAAGAAATATCTGGCCACGCACCAGACCGGCAACTATCGCGCCCGCATCCACGAGACCGAGCTGCGCGCCATGGGCGTCAAGGTGGTGGTCAACGAGCAGCTGTCCGAGTCGTCGAAATATGAGGCGATCATCTGGCATGGCCCGATCTCGGGCGTCATGCTGCAGGCGGCCGGCGTCGAGGTCCCGGAGAACAAGCTGGCCGACGAGGTCGACGCCGAGGTCTGGACGATCGACCAGAACGTCATCAAATGCGTGATGAACCCGTGGAAGGAGCTGGGCGTCGAGGTCAAGACCATCCATACCTTCCTGTTCGACGAGGACGACACCTCACCGGTGGGCCAAGGGCTGCCGAACATCATGCGCGACTCGCAGATGGCCGTGTGCGCCGCGGCGAGGATGCTGATGGACAACGCCGGGATCGTCTGCGGTCCCCAGCTGGAGATCAACACCACGTTGCTGAGGCCCGATCAGGACCTGACGGCGATCGTCGCTTATCGCAACTGGTACAGGGATGACGACGGGCTGACGGCGCAGTGGCCGGCGGTGCGCAATGTCGAGATCAACGCTCACCTCAACGAGCTGCAGCAGATCATCGACCTGTGGATGAAGTTCGCCGATATGGAGACCTTCGTCGGCCCGGCGACCGGCGGCGATATGACGCAGGCCCCCTCCGAGCCCCTGCGCACGGCGGCCGGCGCGTCGATGATGCGCGGCGATCAGGCGCTGCCGTTCAAGGACATCATCCGCTCCTTCGACGCCTTCACCACCTCGGTGATCCAGTCGCTGGTGCTGTTCAACAAAAAATTCAATCCTGACAAAGCCCCGGAAGGCGACTATAATGTTATAGCGCGTGGGGCGACGTCGCTGATGGCCAAGGAGGTCCGCGGCTCCCAGATCGACCAGCTGGCCCAGACCCTTACGGACGAGGAGAAGGTCAACGTCGACATGCGCAAGTTCGCGCGCGAACGGTTCAAGGTGCGTGATCTGGACGACCTGCTCCTGACCGAGGAGGAAGTGGCGCGTAACAAGGCGCAGGCCGACGCCGGCATGGCTGAACAGCAGGCGCAGCAGAAAAAGATGCTGGAGGCCCAGATCAGGAAGCTGGTGGCGGACGAGGCCAAGGGCATGGCGCAGGCGCAGAAGAACGCGGCCAACGCCGACGCGGAGCAGATCAGGACCGCGATCGACATTCTGGAGAAGGGCGTGGAGAGCGCCATGGGAGGTCAAGGTGGTGGACAGCAGCAGGGTCCTCAGGGCTCAACTGGTCAAGGAGCTCAATCAGTACCGGGGAACGGCGGAGCTGTCGATGATGCGGCGCTTTCTGGAGCTTGAGTTGGAGGACGCCAAGGACAAGCTGGTCAGCGCTTCGGCCCATGACCTGCCGGCGCTGCAAGGCGGGGCGCGCGTGCTGCGCTTCCTCGCCGGACTGCTGACCGACAAGATGTCCGACATCGCACCGAAAGCGGAGAACACCAATGGTTGACGAACCCGACGAATTTACCAAAATGTTCGAGGACTTGGCGAAGCTGGGCGACGAGGAGCCTGCCAAACTGACGCCGATCGAGGAGCCTGCTCCGGTTATTGTCGGCGCTGAGCCGCCTGCGCCGGTGGCCGAGGCCCCTGTCGAGGAGCCCGCGCCTGCCGAAGGTCTGGACCTGACGCCGCCGGCCGAGGAGCCCGCGCCGGAGCCGGAGCCGGAACCGGTCCAGCAGCAGAGCAGCGAGGATATTCTGGCGCGCTTCGCCCAGATTGTGCGCGAACAGCCGGCTCCTCAACAGCAGGTCCAGCCGCAGGCTCAGCAGCCTCAGCCGGCCCCGCTGTTCACCCCCGAGGAAATCAAGGAGCTGGAGGCCTACGAGAAGGACTGGCCGGACGTCGCCAAAGCCGAGGCCCTTCGCCGGCGCGCCGAGTATAGCCAGCTGATCTCCTACGTGTTCCAGCAGGTCTCGCAGCGGCTGGCTCCCTTGGAGCAGCAGACGGCGGGTGTCTCCACGCGATCGCACCTGAACGACCTCTACACGCTGATCCCGGACTACGATCAGGTGCGCGACCCCGTACTGGCGTGGGTCGATCAGCAGCCGGCCTACATCAAGAACGCCTACATGCAGGTGGCCCAGCAGGGCACGCCGGCCGAGGTGGCCGACTTGGTGGGGAGGTACAAACTGGCGACGGGCCTTCAGGCTAAGGCGGCTCTTGCAGCTCCTACGGCTCCTGCTCCGCAGGTTCGCAAGGCCGCCGCGGCGCTCGCGCCTGTCAAATCGGCGCGGTCCAACGTGACCGATGCTCAGCCGGAAGATTTCGACTCGGCGTTCGCTGCGTTCGCCAAGGCGGTCTGATATGGACCTGACACAAGAGGTTCTAAAGGAGTGGCTCACTTATGATCCTCTGACTGGGGATTTTAAGTGGGCCAAGTCGCGCGTCAATGGGAAGGTCAAGATCGGCCGAAAGGCAGGCTGCCTTCATCCTGATGGGTATGTAAAGATCAGGCTGTTCGATAGACTGTACCGGTGCGCGCGGCTTGCAGTCCTGTATATGACCGGAGAGTTCCCGGAGGCAGTCGATCATCAAAATCTGCAGAGGGCGGACGATCGGTGGGAGAACTTGCGTGTCGTGACCCGTAGCCAGAACCAGTGCAACAGGCCTATGCAGGTCAACAATAAGTGTGGCTTCAAAGGTGTGTTTTGGAACAAGCAGGCGAATAAATGGCAAGCGCAAATAGGTATTGCCGGTAAGGTGACCTATTTAGGCAGATACCACACCCCAGAGGCGGCGCACATCGCATACGTCACCGCTGCGGAGACATTACACAGGGAGTTTGCAAGGACTCAATGATGGGTGTATAACTCGCCGTAACAGCATCTTGGACCGTCGTAGTTCGTCAAGCAAGCGACTGGACTACGGACCTAGTTGGATTGCTGGTTTCACTCTGACTAGGAGTATTGATCATGGCTACGGCGATTACATCGTTTGGAGATATATCTCCGGCAGTTGCCGCCTATTCCGTCGTCCGCTTGCTTAAGCGCGCCCTTCCCTATCTGCACATCGAGAAGTTCGGCCAGACCTATCCGCTGCCGACCAATTCGACGCAGACCGCCAAGTTCCGTCGCTATTACATGATCGGCGCGACCGGCGCGGCTGGCCCGGACGCCATCGCCTCCGCCAATTTCAGCATCCCAGTGGCGATCACGCCGCTGGTTGAAGGCGTCACGCCGACGGGCTCGACCTTGACCAATCAGGACTATACGGTCCAGCTCTACCAGTACGGCGACTTCATGACGATGACCGACGTCATCGAGGACACCCACACCGACCCGATCTTGCAGCAGATGACCGACATCCTCGGCGAGTCGGCGGCGTCGACGGTCGAGACCTTGCGCTTCAACGTGCTCAAGGCCGGCACCAATGTGTTCTACGCCAACGCCGTTGTGGGCCGGTCCTCGGTGATCACCACCATCGCGCTGGCCGATCAGCGGCGCGTCACGACCGGCCTGAACCGCCAGAACGCCAAGAAGATCACCACGGTGGTCGCCTCGACGGCGGACTTCAACACCAAATCGGTCGAAGCCTCCTACATGGCGATCACCCACCCCGATCTGGAAAGCGACGTCCGTAACATGACTGGCTTCATCCCGGTCGCCAGCTATGGCCCGCACACTTCCCCGTTCGAGGGCGAGATCGGTTCGGTCGAGCAGGTCCGCTACCTGACCTCCACCATCTTTGCTCCGTGGGCGGATGCCGGCGGCGCGAAGGGGCTGCTGCGCTCCACCTCCGGCACCTCCGCCGATGTCTATCCGGTTCTGTTCTTCGGCCGCGATGCCTTCGGCATCGTCCCGCTCAAGGGCAAATCTTCGATGACGCCAATGGTCGTCAACCCGAAGCCGGCCCCGGGCGATCCGCTCGGCCAACGCGGGACGGTCGGGTGGAAGCTCTGGACCGCGACTGTCATCCTGCAAGACGCCTTTATGGCCCGTCTTGAGGTTGGTGCCACCGCGTAAGATTGACTTTCGCGGGCAGGAGAGGTAGAACCTCAGGCTTCCTAGCTAGGAGACTGAGAAATGGAAGCCTCTCTTGTCCGTGAGTTATTCGATTACGACCCGAACTCCGGGGTTCTACTTTGGAAAGTTGACATCTCCAGATGGAAGGCCGGCCAGATCGCCGGGCGCCAGAAGGAGTCCACAGGGCGAAGGCGGTATATCGAGGTTCGCTATGAAGGGAAGTGGCTCACAGCCCATCGGATAGCAGTAGCTTGGATGACAGGCGAATGGCCGGCCGAGCAGGTGGACCACATTAACGGAGACGGGTTCGATAATCGGTGGAGCAACCTGAGGCAGGCTACGAGCAGCGAGAACTCGCAAAACCGTAAGATGCCCAACACCAACCAAGTAGGAATGAAGGGTGTGATCAGAGTGACGCGGTACGGGACGACAAAATTCGAGGCCCGCATCCGCGTCAATGGAAAGCAACTTCATCTCGGTCGGTTTGAGACAGCGCAGGAGGCTCACGCAGCCTACTGCAATGCAGCAGAGAAACATTTTGGCGTATTCGCCAGAACACACTAGGAGCCCACCATGACCACCAATGGCATCGACGTCACGTTTCACGGGTCCTCGTTCCCGGCCACTTATATCGTCCCCGGAGCGCTGCAGGTGCTCGGCTTCACCTCCACGGCCAATCTGCTGATCGGCAACCCGCTGTTCAGCGACGACGGCGACATCTCCGGCTACTTCACCGGAGCCGGCAATGTGGTCGACATCCCGGTTGGCACGCAGGTGGCCGCTGTCACCATTACGGATGTTACCGACAACATCCGCTGGGACTGGTATCGCGGTATGGCGGCGACCAATACGATTAAGACGGTCGCGGCGGGCACCCGCACGGTCGACACGACCTCGGCGATCTCGGTCTCGACCGATCTTGCCGGCAACTCGACGATCACGCTGTCGGCGGCTCTCGCGGCCGCCAGCTCGCTGCTGATCTACGAGATCGAGGGTTAATCGGCTGGCCTCTCCAGCAGCCGGTTAAGGGCGGGGGGATGCCCCTGAAGGAATTGCCCCGCCCACCTTTTAGGAGAAGGACATGAGCGTGCGGATCGAACGAGCGACCAACGGCTACATCATCCATGCCCGCGATCCCAAGATCGAGGCGGAGAACCGTAAGCCGAAAACGCCATACCGTGACTCACAGGTCGACATCCTGTGCAAGACAACCAATGAAGTTATGTCGTGGTTGAAGAAGAACCTCGACAAGGCCATGCCGGCGGACAAGTCGTATGATACGGCTTTCGCTGCGGCGTCAGTGGAGAGCGACGATGACAAGTGACACCAATCTTGAGGAACTGGAGAGCAACCTGATCGAGGCTCCCGAACCCGCCAAAGTCTTCAAAAAGAAGGCCGCCCCCGAGGCCATCGCCAAGAACACCGTCCGCATCGTGCTGGAGGAGAATGATGACATTCCCCCCACCGGGTTGTTTCTTGGCCATAACGGCAACGGCTACCGGCTGCGGCCGGGCATGGAGGTTGACATTCCCTTGCATTTGAAGGAAATTCTGGATCACTCCGTGATCACGGTGCCGCAGGTCGACCCGACCACTAGGCAAGTCACCGGCTGGCGGTCCAGACAGAAATACGCCTACCGCGTGGTGACCTGACAGGAGGCGGATGTGACCCTAGGTGAGTTGCTGACGGAGCTTAGGGAAAACATCTTGCATGATCGCAGCGATTTGATCGCTGGTCCGTCGGATCGTTTATGGTCCGACGAGACACTTATTCGGTATATTTCGCAGGCCTATTACCGCTTCGCCACCGAAGCGATGTGCTTGCGCGACAATGTCACGCCGCAGTACACCCAGTTCACGACCATCCCTATTGTCGATCAGTACGTTCTCGATCCAGCGGTGATGGCGGTCATCTCCTTGCAGCGGGACGGCGATCGCGGCGACATGATCCGAGCCGGCCATGCCGAGTTCAACACTGGCTTCCGCCCGGACCACTACTTCTTCGATCCGAACTCCATCGCGGTGCTCCCCCCCGGCCGACCGCAGGCGTTCTCGACCGACGAAGGGCTGGCGGAGACGGACGATGGCGCTGTCTCCGCTATCACCTTGCGCCTGTTCCCCAAGCCCTCGGCGGATTATGCCCCGCACCTCTACAAGATGCGCGTCGTTCGGATGCCGTCGGGACCGCTGACCGAGCTGACCGATGTCCCTGAGCTGCCGGAGCGCCATCATCTGGAGATGTTGGACTGGGCGGCCTATCTGGCGTTGCGCATTGTCGACCACGATCTGGGCGACCCGGCGCGGGCGCAGGAGTTCAAGGCGTCGTTCGAGGACGCTGCGCACAAGGCGCGCCTCTTGGGATTGCGGAAGATGTTCACGCCGCTACAGCACGGCTTCGGGCGGGGCGGATGGTCTTGGGGTGATAACAATGGGTTCTAATGTCGTCCAGTCGGTAATCGACTCCATGCGGGGCATGGTCCCCGGGCAGGTGGTTCCCCCCACCAATGTTAGCAATATGCCGGGCATGGCCCCCGGAGTGGTTCCCCGCGCACTCGATGGCGGGTATCCCGGGCAGCCGCCTTCGGCTGGTAATTTTGCGCAGCAGCCTCCGCAGAATTTCCCGCCGGCCTATGCTGGTCCCGCGCCGGGCACTTTCGCCTACTCACGTGATCGCGCGTTCGACCAAGCAGGCAGTGATTTCAGCCAAGGGCGGTACGGGGCTAGTATCGGCGACGCCATTCGGGGTGTCGGGGTGGCGATCCCTGCTGGGATTGCGAGTGCTTACCATTCTGTGGCCGACTCGGCTGTCGCACCCCATGCGCCCACTCCGGCGGCGTCGTCTCCGCTCGCGCACGGGGTGCAGGAGTTCGTTCGTGGTCTGACCGGAGCAGCCCCGCAGTCCCCGATGCTGCCAGAGTTCAACCAGCAGGTCCAGCAGCTCCAGCCGCCGCGGTCGGCTCCGTTCGCTGCGCCCCCGGTTATGCCTTCCTCAGGACCGACCAACGGCGATGTCGTGGCGGCTTCGCTGCACGCCGCGGCTCCGCCCGCGAACCCTTTGGTTCCGACCTACTCGGCCGGCGCTCCGACAACAGGAGCCCTCCAGCCGGATGTGAATGAGCGTGCGGCGCGCGGAGTGGCTCCGGAGTATGACGCCGGGGCGCGCGCAGGGCAGCAGCCTCAAGGGCGAAGCGGGCCTGCGCAGGGCGCGATCGCCACTCAGCAGCCCGTGTCCGACAGAGAGGCATTCTACCAGACCTTGCCGCCGCATATAGCCGCAGCCATCAAAACAGGGCATTTTTCGCGGGATCAGGTCGTGCAGTTGCTAGGGCAGGTCGCTCCGCAGGTGGCGCACGAGCGCGATCCTGTGTGGGTGGGCAAGAACGCTTCGGCAAACGCGCTGTCCGGCATGGCCAATCTGACTGCGCACGGGGTCAGCGAGGACAAGAACGGAAACGTCACTGTCGCCCCGTGGACCCTCCAGCTTCCGGCGGACAGGCTCAGGGCGCTCGGGGCCGACCCGGCCAATGGAGATGTTGCTGCTCAACTGATCTACCAGTACAACGTGCATAAGCGCACCAACAGCATCTGGAACCAGTTCTTTAATTCAATCATCCCGCTGATGCAGCAGGGGCAGGGACAGTAGAAATGGCTGGTTTTGACGCCAACTTCTTCAACTCGCTGCCGAAGATGGCCCCTCCTCCCCCTGAGCCGACGATGGGCTCAAACCCGTTGGTCGCAGGCCTCTCGTCTGGCGTGCTCGGGCTCGGGGGCTCGTTGGCAGGTTTCGGCGGCGCGGTTGGTCGCGCGACCGGCATCACTCCGTTGGCTGAAGGCGGCGAGGACTGGGCTCGAAAGCTCGGCGCGGCGTCTCAGGCCGCTGGCATCCAGAAATACGAAGAGAACCCGTGGTCGGTCCCCGGCATGGGGTATCAGGTCGCCAAGGCGGTTCCGACACTGGCGGCGTTCATGGCGGGCGGCGCGGCCTTGGCTCCCGCGGAGGCTCCCGCGGCTTTGGCGGCTCTTGGGCGCGTCGCGCCGAGGCTCTTGGGTGGCGCTGGCGGCGCGACAGGGGCTGTCGCGGAGAAAGCCGGGGCAGAGTGGGCGCGGCATCTGATCGGCGGTGGGCTGGCCGGTTACCCACTTATGGCTGGCGGCGCTT